TTGTATTATACTTTGAAATTTGTTTAACAATGTTTTCTAATTCAACATCACCATAATCTTTTTTACGAAGAGCTGAATTTAATTTTTTAACATACCCTTTGTAATGTTTCTGATAATGAAACTTCATTGTTTCAGGGTCAATAAATCTTCTTAATGATGCATAACCATAAGGTAATTTATCAATACCTATGGTTTTCATTTCGTTAATAAAAAATTTGGTTTCAGGTTGAGTTTCCTCACCTAATATACGACTAACTAATGACTCTGATACTAAATTTAACGATTTCATTAATTATAAATACTTACTTACTATTGATTTCGTTAAGTATTTGTTCAACAATATCTACAGAATTTTCATCAACATCACCCATAACCGTACCAATAATCTGTTTCTTCTTTATCAGAATGTCGTAGATAACACCCTCAATTGTATTTTCAAATAGTGGGTAATATACTGAAACTGAATTTTTTTGTCCGTATCTGTATGCTCGGTCTTCAGCTTGGGAATGTTCTGCCGGTACAAATGATAGGTCATTCATGATAACTGCTTCACCAGCAGTAAGAGTTAATCCAACACCCGCAGCTTTCATGTTACCACAGAAAACTTGTATTTTATCACTTTCTTGGAACTTGTCAACAGCATCTTGTCTTGCAGGTTTTGATGTTGAGCCGTCTAAATAAACAGATTTTTTACCAAAATGTTCGTGTATCTTTTTTAAAGGTTCGGTAAAATTACTGAATATAATAACTTTCTTACCCTGTTCAATAATGTTCTCAGCAAGTTCAATTGTTATTGGTATTTTTTCTTCAGCAATTACTTGTCTTACTTTCATAAGTTTTGTGAATTGAACCGATAATGATTTTGATTCATCTTGTCTGTTGTTATACCAATCATAATACTCACCCATCAATCCCTCATACAATCTTGATTTTAAACGAAGGTAAACAGGTGTCATAATTTTTTCAGGTAAATCTAAAACTTCAGTTTTCAATCTTCTTAAAATTTGACGAGAGGTTCTTTCTCTTAATTCTTCTAAATTAGACGCACCTGTAACATTCCAAATCTTTTTACCACCAACTCTAAACTGATAACCTCCACAATATCTAATTGCGTATGCTTGCCAGTTTTGACTTACAGGACTATCAATAAGTTTCAAAATATTATAATAATTCATGGGACGAGAAGTCATTGGTGTTCCCGTTAATAACCAAAGTTTTTTAATGTCCTTGGTTACATCCATGATAATCTTTGTTCTCTGAGCTTGAGCGTTTGAAACATAATGTGCCTCATCAATAACCACCAAATCAAATTTTGAATTAAGGATTATTGAGTTTAACTTATCTTTTGGGTCGTGAAAGTTTTTAAGAATATCGTAGTTAAGAATTACATAATCAGCTTGTTCAAACTTTTTACCCTCACAGATATAAACTGACTTATCGGTATAGTTTCTAATTTCCCTTTCCCAATTTATCTTAAGAGATGCTGGACAAATAATTAACACTTTATTAGCCCCACTTTCTAAAGACGCAATAACAGTACTTGTTGTTTTACCAAGTCCCATATCATCTGCCAAAATAAACTTGTCGTTCTTTAATAACTTTTCAATTGCTTCTTTTTGGTGTGCAAGTGGTGGTCGGTTTTCATATTTTGTGTAATCAACATCAACCAAGTTTTCGGTGTATTGTTTAATAACCGCAGCCTTTGGTATCCAAAAATCGTGGATAGTCTCACCACTAAAAATCTTACCCCAAATATGATACGATTTATCTTTCTCAATTAAAATCTTTTCAACGTAGATTTTATCGGGTTCCTTAATGAATGGATTATCTGCAACAAGTTTTTGAGAAAAGTATGAGTCAATCTCAACCCATTTTTTAGCAACTTTTGGAACCACTGAATTGTAGTCAATGACATAATCACATTGAGCTCTTGTTGGAAGATACTTTTTATTTGACTCAATCTGTTTCTTTAATTTAAGGATATAGTTATTTGACCCCTGATAATTTTCAAGAATGGATATTGCTTGTTGTTCAATACTTAAATGTCCCGTAGAAGTCGTCAAAATATTTTAATTAACTATACAACTATAATAATAATCAAAAAAGAAATATTTATCAATATGTCAAACAGAATAGTTCCAATAACAAGATTAGGTAAATTTTTCGGAGCGGAAGATTATAGCTTAGATATCAGTATGGGCCGAGAGTGGTTAGAAGGGGATATGAACTTCACTCTTGTATTATATCGTGTTGACAAACAAAAGACAAATGTTGATGATGTTTATGGTGAAGCTTCGGTTGACGGAATCAAATTTTTACCTCCTGTTGAATTTAAAGCTTTTTTACAAATTGTTGCACCTGAAAACAAATTTCTTGGGACGAGTAAGATTAATCAAATGGAACCCGGTAATGCGAGAATTTCAGTATATCAAAAACATTTAGATGAATTAGAAATTGACATTGAGTATGGGGATTATATTGGTTATTACGAAACTGAAAGTAGAGTTAGATATTATGTAGTTAACAATGACGGACGTGTTGTTTCGGATAACAAACACACATATGCAGGATACAAACCGTTTTATAGAACAATAAATGCATCTCCTGTAATGGAAAACGAATTTAGAGGATTATAATGGCAATACCAAAAATTAAAAAAACTTTACCTCTTACATACCCCCCTATTGGTTATGAAAGAAGATTAGAGCTTCTTGAAGATATTAACAAGGATGGTACTTACTTGCCTAAGTCTATTTTACATGAAGATTTGGATAGGGGATTTTTAGATTTTATAAAAAATGATTTAAAAACTGTTGTTGGTGGAAAAGTTGTTAAAGTGGTTGACGTGTTGATGACAACACAAAATTGGGCTCAGTTTACACAAACTTGGGATTTTAACAATATTGATAAAAATGTTGAGCCTCCAATTATAACAACAGTAAGAACTCCTGAAGTAAAATATGGTACATTACCGTCTTTAAAATATACAATACCTAATAGAAAACAATTTTATTATGCGGCGGTACCAACTTGGGACGGACAAAGAAAGGGTATGGATATATACACAATACCTCAACCGGTTCCTGTTGATATAAAATATTCAGTTAAAATTATCTGTAATAGAATGAGAGAATTGAACAAATTCAATCAAATAGTTATTGAAAAATTTTCATCTCGTCAGGCATATACTAAAATAAAAGGACATTATATTCCAATCACTTTAGATGATATTTCAGATGAATCGGTTATGGATGTGGAAAAAAGAAGATACTATATACAATCTTATGCCTTTACTCTACAAGGATTTTTAAGTGATGAAGAAGAATACCAAGTTAAACCTGCGGTTAGCAGAAGTTTGGTAATGATTGAATTAGATAACAGAAAGAAAAAGGTAAGAAAAAACGTCAATCCACCTAATCCTGACCAATACGAGTTTAATGCTAATTACCCTATTGGAACTACCGCATATACTCAAACTTTTGATTATACTGCAAATATAAAAATTGACGGTAGTGAAAATGTTACGTCTTATGAAATATACATCAATGGATTATATTATGGTAATAGTACAATACCGTTGTCAACAGGGTATATTCAAATTAATAGTGGGGATGTATTAACATTAAATATTGTTAAAACAAATGGTAGTATTATTAGTACTATTAATCTTGTTTCAATAATCCTTTAATGTTCTCCATAGATATCCTTTTTTTCTTCACAATTCTCTTTAATTAGTTTTTCTAAAAACTTATGAATTTTATAACCATGTTTATTACAATAGGTTTTTAAGGTTTCATGACTCTCAGGAGATATTTTAATGTTCTTAATTTTCAAGGTAGAAAAAAGGTAGAATTTATTCCTACCAATAGATAAATAGTTATTATACCTATTAGTTTTTGGTTAAAAACACAATATTTATCAATAAATAAATTTTTAAAAACATTTAAAATAAAAATGGCAACATCAAACAAAGTTTTCGTCTCACCTGGTGTATATACATCAGAAAGAGATTTATCTTTTGTTTCACAAAGTGTCGGGATTACTACCTTGGGTATTGCTGGAGAAACCTTAAAAGGTCCAGCATTTGAACCAATCTTCATTTCAAGCTATGGAGAATTTGAAACCTATTTCGGTGGAACAACTCCTGAAAAATTTGTGAACACACAGATACCAAAGTATGAAGCGGCGTACATCGCTAAATCATATTTACAACAATCTAACCAATTGTTCGTTACAAGAGTATTAGGGTTATCAGGTTACGACGCAGGACCATCTTGGTCAGTTAAAACTGTGGCAAACGTTAATTGTAATACTGTTGCACTTACAGGTACCCCAACAACATTTACTGCAACATTTGTTGGTACAACGGCTTCAACGTCAACAGTTACTATTACAGGATTACCTGCTGGTATAACAAATCCAACAACATCTTATACAACATATAACGGTGGAACCTCAACAATTTATTCTGACCTACAAAATCAAATTTTTAGTATTATTACTACCCCAACAACATCGGCTAGTTCAATTTACTATTTTGGAGCGGTTTCAGGAGCTCAAATAACTTTAAATACTGCGGCAGGGTATACAGCGTCAACAAATGTATTTGGTGTTGATTCAATAAATGCGTCAAGTATTAATTACTGTGCAGAAACTAATGATTCTTGGTATTATGCGGCATTTACACCTCCAACTTTAGGTGAAAATTATAATGGATATTCTTTCTATAGTAATATTGGTGTTATGACAGGTACCTCAGGTTCTTATAGTGGAACAATTACTGGTAACATTTATAATTTCTCAGGTTTAACGTATTCAGGTTATAATGATTTAGTTGTTGCGACTTTACGTTCAAGAGGTATTTCAAACTATTCAGCAACTCAACACGGACCTGATTATCAGGTAACGGGTACTTCACAAGTTCAAATGATTTGTACAGGGGCTTATTCGGGAGTTACTAAAAATCCATTTAGTACATTCTTAATTTCAGGTATAACTTATGAAAATTCAAATTTCCAATTTGAAACTTCATTTGCACCGGCAAACGCTAATTATATATCAAAAGTATTTGGTGTTGAAAACTTTGCAAAAGATAAAGAGGAAGTTCCTTTGTTTGTTGAAGAAAGATACCCAACATTATTAAGTTATGGATATAATAAAGGATTTATTAGAGGATTGAATTGTACATTATTATCATTAGCAGAAGCTAGAAATAATAGCTCATCATCTATTGGTTTTTATCTTGAGAAATATCAAACTCCTGAATCTCCTTGGGTTGTGTCAGAATTAAGAGGTAATTTAGTTTATAGATTATTTAAGGTTTATACAATTGCAGATGGTAATTCAGCAAATACTGAAATTAAAGTTTCAATTGCAAACATATCATTTAACAATGGTACTTTTGATTTAATCGTAAGAGATTTCTTTGATACAGATTCAAATCCTGTAGTTTTAGAAAAATTCACTAATTGTAGTTTAGACCCAGCTGAAAATAACTATATAGCTAAAAAAGTTGGTTCATCGGATGGTGAATACGCAGTAATGTCAAAATACATTTTTGTGGAAGTTAACCAAGAAGCACCAATAGATGCGTTACCATGTGGATTTGAAGGTTTTGTAACAAGAACTTATTCAGGTTCTAAATCACCATTCCAAATATTCAAAACAAAATATGATTATCCTGGAGAGGTAATTTACAACCCACCATTTGGAACAAGTGCTGGA